ACTGGGAAACCACGAACAACGTGAAGACCGGGGGCATCGCCACTGAACCCGACTTCGAGGACATCATCACGCTGTACTCGAAGATCAAGCCGGGCTACCAGCAGCAGGGCAGCTGGATCATGAACGCGAACACCTGGGCCAACCTGCTGAAGATCCGCGACGCTGGCGCTACGGGCAAGTTCCTGTACGACGGCATGCAGGGCATGATGGTGCAGGATGGCAGCACTGGCCGCCTGATGGGCCGTCCGGTGTACATCAGCGAGTACATGCCGGACGCTGGCGGCTCGGCAAGCACTGCCATCTTCTTCGGTGACCTCGGCCGCGGCTATCGCATCGTGGACCGCACGCAGGTGACGTTCCGCGTCGACCCGTACACCATCGGGCTCGCGGGCAAGGTGCGCTACCTGTCGATGATGCGGTGGCGTCATCCGTCGCGAAGCCTGATCCCCAACACCGTGACCGTCGGGGTCGGGGGCTAACGCCCCCGGCCCCGATTTCGGAGCAGAACTATGGCAGCAGCAGTGATCAACTTGACGAATTTCAAGGCGCATGCGCGGATCTATCACAGCGCCGACGATTCGTACATCACCAGCATCCTGCTGCCCGCCGCTATCCGCGCCTGGGAGGCGGCAACCGGTGTGAGTGCGCTGGAGGTACTGCATAGCGCCGTCATCAGCGAGGAAGGCGAGGTCCCGTTCTACCCCTACCCGCAGCCGGTGCTGGTGGGCGTACTACACCGAGTCTGGCAGTGCGGTGCAGGAACCGCTCGAAATCCACTACGAAGGCGACCGTAGGGTCCTGATCGTGCCCGAGGACGCCGAGCGTCCCGTCACGTTGTACTGGTCCACTGACGAACAGCCCTCGGCCATCCTGCCGGTGCTGGAACTGGCGACCCGTCTGTACGCCGACCGCGGCGACAGCACTGGCAGCATCGAGGGCAAGGCCCAGCAGATGCTGGTGGCGCTGATGCATGAAAGGGCAGTCGTATGACCCCTCGGGGCATGTTCCGCCACCAATTTGCGGTGCAGAACTATGCCACGTCGGTCGATTCATACGGGCAGGGGACGAAGACCTGGACTACTGCGGCGACGGTGCTGGGGCATATCGAGACTGCCAACCCGTCGCAGCTGGAAACCGTGGACGTTGCCCGCGGGGAAATTACCTACCGCATCGTGCTGCCCTGGGTCGCTGGCGTAACCACGGCCAGCCGGTTACTGCTGCAGGAAACCGGACAGGCCGCCAGAACCCTTGAGGTGCTGGGCGTTGCCGACCTCGACCTGCGGCGGATGGAACTGGAAATCGAAGCGCGTGAGGTCATCGGATGACCCGCCGCGCACCGATGAACGACACGCACGCGCAGAACCTTGCGCGGTGGTACGAACGGCAGCAAAACAAGCTGGCCGTGGGGGTCGAGTTCAGCCTGCTGGCCAACAAAGACAGCAGCCCCGAGTTCATGCGGCAGGTCAGGCGGCTGGACGCGGCGCTGGGCCTGCTGCCGTTCAAGGTGCAGAACAACATTGCGAAGCGCCTGGGGCGCTCCGTTCTGAAGCAAGCGGCGAAGGTCTACCGCCAACTGTGGCTGATCCAGCGGCCGAAGAAACCGACCAACAAGGTGCGTTTCGACATATCCAATTCCGTGACCCACAGCGCCGACGTCAAGGCCGGGCTGGTCGTTGCGACCACTGGGGTCCGGGCTAGGAAGTACCGCTACTCGCGCCTCGCTGGCCCGCTCAACAAGCGTTCCTGGCAGGTGCGCGACAAGATGGCCGCGGCATTTCCCCGGGCGCGTTTCGAGGAACTGATGGCTAGGGAAATCGAAAACACGTTCGTGGAGCTGGTGCGCAAGGAAGGGCTGAAGGTGGTGCAGCGATGACCATCGAGCAGGCCATCTATGCCAGGCTGGACGCGCAGGTAGCAGCCGTCGGCAATCGCATCAGCCCGGAGTGGCGGCGTGAGGGCACCGCCCTTCCGGCGCTGGTGTACACCGTCGATTCACGCGAGCCGGTCAGGTCGTTCGGCGGCACTACCGGGCTGGAGCAATTCAGCGTAACGGTCACCACCCTGGCGGACACGATGTCGAGCGCCCGCAGCGTCGCTGATGCTGTTCGCGCAGCCCTCGACACGACCGACGATTACACCGAGAACGGAACCACCGTTTCGTCTGGTCACCTGACCAGCGAAGACGTCGAACGGATCGAGGACGGCACTGGCGACGATGACGGCCCCCGCGCAGTGCGTCAAACATTCAGCCTTTGGGCCACGGGAGCGTAAGAATGGCTAAGACATCAGTAGGCACCTCTATCGTGTTCGTGAGCACCGCGACGCTCGCACAGAACGTCCGAATCACGTCAAACAAGACGGCACTGGACACCACTGCCCTAAGTTCACTGGTCACGACCGCGATCGGTGGCCGTCCGACCATCACCGGCAGCGCAACGATCTTTGCCGATCAGACCATCGGTCTGACGCTCGCACAGATGTTTTCCGAGGCATCACCGTCCGGGGCGCCGATCAAAGTCACGATCACCAGCCCGATCACCGGATACGATTACGACGGCAATGCCGTGATCACGGGGTTCAACCCGACCTGGGATACTGATGCCGTCATGACCGCCGAAGTGACCTGGCAGTACACCGGCCAGATTACTGCAACCCGCACTGCGTCATGATCTGGCGCACCCTGAACAGCCCTGAACTGTCGGCCTACCCCGACCGGGTCGAGGTGCGCCCGATCACGGTCGGGGAATGGCGCGGGCTGGAGCGAATCGAGAACGAACACGACAGGCAGGACTGGATCCTGTCGAACTGCTGCCGCATCGGTGGGCTTGCCGTCGTTCCGCAGGCCATCGATGTTCACGCAGCTGCGGTCATCATCCAGGGCATCATGCAAAACCCCTGGAATGGTCAGCAGCCGACAGGATCGAACGGCTACTGACCGCGCTGGCATTCTCATCGATCAAGGCGGACCGGGGCAAGATCGCCCCCTGGACGATTAGCAACGACTGGGAATCAACCCTGAAGGACCTATGGCAAAAGCAATCCTGAGAGTGGGCGTCGAGGCTGACCCGTCCGGGCTGGGATCCATCCGCGGACAGGTGAACCGCAGCGTGAACCAGATGGGGGCACAATTCGGTGCCATCCGCGGCATGATGAACGCTGCGATGGCGCTCCCAGCGATCGGGATGCTGAATTCCATCATCGAGGCCCGCGGGGAAGCCCGCGAAATGGCGAAGGACCTGATGATGCCATTCAGCCAGGCGCTGGCTGGTGCGAAGTCGTATGACATCGGCAGGCGGCTGGATGTCGGGCAGCAAATGGTCGGACTAGGGCTCGATCAGTATCTGGCCACTGGGGAGCAGCGGAAGACCGAGGTAGATATCGCGAAGGGGCTGCAGGCCACTGCCGCTGGTGACTTCGAAAAGGGCTTCATGAATATCTGGGAACTGATCAAGCAGACCCCAGCGATCATCGGCAACGCGTTTGAGGTGGCATATCAGGATTTCGGCACAGGGACGAGCCTTTACGGCAGTGCGGATGAAGCTGAACTGGCGCGGCTGGAATTCAGCAGTGCGATGGCGATCGGCACCGGGCAGACCGGGCAGCTGTACGCGATCAACCAGCAGATGCTGCGCGTGCTGGAACGCATCGAGGAAAAAACGAGGAACCCCTAATGGCCTGGCAAGTCATCGAGCAAGCGAAGGACGCAGTGATTTCGGTTTCCCGGGAAGCCGACATGAGCACGTGCGTCCGCACGTTCCTTGTCTACGAAGACAATCCCGCGTACACGCTCCCGGCTAACGGCACGTTTGAGATTTACCTGCAGATCCGCAACGCGACCGTAGCGCCATTCAACGTCATCCAAAAGGTCGGCACGCGACTGGTGCCCGGGGCTACGGACTTCCTGCGGGCGCAATTCGTCGTGAGCGACCTGCAGATTTCGCCCCACCCCGACCGAGCCAACACGTTCGTGGTCAAACAGACCAGCAAGGCTCCGCTAATCGCCGGGCAGACCTACCGCGGCGTCAAGGTCACCGAGCAGACACGGAACCGGACCGTGCAGGCTTACATGCTGCCCGCGTCATTCCCGGCGTTCGGCGACGTGAACCCCTGGGACACGAACGCATTCATTGGTGGGGTGGTTTACAACATCAGCGGTAACCCGTTCCCCTTCGAAATCCGCCAGCGCATTATGACCGTGGAATTCCCGGTTCACCTGCCTGCAAGCGATGTCGGGTACACGGCAGGGACCGTCATGCCGGACTTCGGGCAGTACGTCAACTACCGCAACGACGGCGACTGGCTAGGCGTAGTGGGAACGGCCGGGAAGTGGCTATTTGCCGCGGCTGAGCGCCGACAGCTGACCGAGCAGGTCAACATGTTCGTGCATACGTTCGTGTTCGACCCCTGGTATCACCTGGACCAGGTGCCCGTCCGGCAACTGAACGGTGAACTGACCCTCGATACGTCGTTCAACCTCGGCAACCCGGCTATCGCCCAGCGCGGAACCAGCAAGGTGATTTGGAGGCAGCCCTATGCGGGGAAAGTGGCGTTCGACGGGGCGTACAACGTGCTGCCGCCAGGCATCGAAGCCATCGTGGAACTTCCTGAACCGGCCTGGAACTGATGTTCAGCCAACCAGCCATCTACGGGTTCAACGGCATCGACTCGACCAGCCTAAACCGCATGATCGAGGCGGGCTGGTTCGTATTCCGCAACCGCGCCAAACTCGATCAACTGGTGAACTCCGGCGGCGAGTTCACGATCAACTGGCTGCTGATGAAGGTGACCGCCAGCAGCGTGCTGACCGACAACCGCTGGACCTACACGCTGGAGGCGACCGTCCCGCAGGCGTCGGCCGCTGGCAGCACCGCGGTGCCCGGCAGCGCATTCGCCAGCGCAACCGGCTACAACCTAGCTGAATTCGGCAATACGGCCAGCACCGCGGGCGGGGTGAATGCCACCCGTGCGGCAGGGCTGGGGTTCACGATGCAGCCGGTGCCGACCGGGACGCTGGTGCATGCGTTCCAGCTTGTGCATACGACCGGGCAGCAGATCATCCTGTTTGAACGGGCAAACAGCTGGGACGGCGAGTGTGACGCTGGTGGCACACTCGTCACCACCATCGACGGCGGGATTTACGGAGCATCCTGATGGCAGACATCATCCGATTGAAGCGAAGTGATGTCGCCGGGCTGGCCCCTGGGAACGGGGAAATTCTGTCCGGGGAACTGGCGATCAACACGACCGACGGGATCGTGTACGCCGAGAACACAGCGGGAAGCAGCGTGTTTCGCTGGATCCGCACGCCGACGTTCGACACGGCAGGCTTCGTGCTGGAATCGACCAGCGCGACGGCCACGACCTGGGCGAACAAGTCGTTCCACTGCCCGCGGCTGCCAGCCGACGGCATCGACGCGTCTACGGGATCGAGCGCACGCATCTACTCGATGCCCCTCAACGCGAACGCGTGCGCGGCGGGCGGAACCCCGACGGCCAATCGAGCGTTCTACAACCTGTTCTACATTCCGCATTCGGTGGGCATCAAGACCATCGCCAGCCAGACGTTCGGCACCATCGGCGGGAACGTCAAATTCGCGGTGTACAAGCCGGACGGCACCGACGGCAGGCCGGGCACCCGTCTGTACGCCAGCGCTGCCATAGCCAC